AATGCAGATTGCGCCCCTTGTAATCCTTGTAAACCATAGCCCATACCAAACTGTTGTTGACCTACACCCATCTGTGCTGCTGGCATACGACCTGCTTGTGCCTGTTGATATGCACCACCATATAATCCTGCTAAATTCTTAGCTAATGCTTTCTGTCCTGCGCTGGCTACATTTGCTGCAAATATATCACCCCTCGATCCACCGCCAGGTTGATAAGCTATCGTGCCTTGCCTCACATTCTGTAAACCTTCAGCTACTTGATCTTCAAACTGTTCCCTGTATGCGTCAGCCATCATTCCAAATTGACCACTGTCATAGTCTACATCTCCTCTAAGCATCTGAGAATACTGGTCGTCTTCAAACGGGAGAACGCTGGAATATGGCACTCCCTGAGATCCCAGTAATCCTGATCCCATGCCTACTTCCATAGCGCCTGTAGCATAAGGTAGGATATCATCTAAATAAGTAGCCTCAGATGCACCCATTAAGTTACCGGCTCTCTCACCCATACCGTAATCAAATGCTCTTGACATTGCATCATGCTGACTAGGGTCAAACCCAGCAAGACCAGGGGCTATCTGATTTATAGCTTGCGCTCCTGAACTCATCGTTCCTGGTGCGCCATAAAAAGAAGGGCTAAAAAATCCCCCTACATAGGCATCTTCCACCCTTCCTAGTCCTGCTTTAAGGAAATCTTGTTGCGGTTCCCAAGGGTCAGTACGGGTATAAGTTGTTTGTGTTCCACCTGCCATAATCTTTCTCCGTTATAACTATCTTAGGTTAAACCAGTCTTCGTCCTTAACCTGTGAGGTAGGAATCTGGAATCGACCGACTAAAATTTGATCTAAGCCTCTACCTTCTTCATCTTCACGATAGTCAAAAGGATCTAGAAGACTAGAGTAATGTGGGTATAAATGAGGATTCGTTGTGTAGGTAGGCCAAACTTGAGGTGTCCACCCTGCTCCAGGATCAACATTTGTTGATAGATATCTTGCATCCTCCCCAGTATTTTCTCCACCTAGATATGGATTGCCCCAATGGTAGATAGGATAAACAAATGTATGACCTGCATCTGGTAAATCTTGATCGTTATCGTCGTCACCAGTATAAGTTAAATCTGCAGAGGGCCACCCACTTTTATCGGCAACAAGTCTATAAGTAGGGTTGATTATAAGGGGTGATCTTGGTGGTGCCATCCACTGAATATCAGGAGGGGTCCAATCTAGCAGACTATCTCCATGACCTGTGTACATCTCTTGAGTTAAACCTGGTGCTAGTCTAGCCATTATTGAATCCTCTGTTTTAATTCTTTAGTTATAACCATATATGAATGATTCCAATCTTTTAGTTTTCTTACCATACCCTTTCTAGTCCACGCTTCTAATGCAGTACAGCCAGTTTTCAAGGCGAAGCCTTCTATCATATCTAGGAACATGTACCATTTGTCTAAACCGCTACCATCCTTTCCACCTAGAGTAATCACTCTTAATACTCTCTTTCTTGGGTAAGATATAACCTGTGTTATCATTGCTGCGATTACTTCACTATGCTCCATTGCTATCCATAATTGCATAGCGTTATTCATTAATTGCTCATACACATCACTGGAGATTAACTCACCTTCAGAATGCTTTAAGGCTATATCAATTAATGATTCACACTCATCCCATACAAGATCAATATCATCATTGTTTACTAATACAACCTTAACCGAGTTTGATCCAAGATCCTGGACTTCCTTTCTTGAAATAGTAGATTCCTTCCCCGCTTCCAGGGTCCCAGTTTGTCCCGTCTGCGTATCTAACGTCACCTTCTCTTGGTCTTTGTGGTTCGGCATGTGTCCTCTCTAATCTGAATGTTGCCTGATTATATATGATGTCACCTAATCTCTGAAGTTCATTAATAAGATAGATTCCTAGATCTTCTTTATCTAATGGTAATGGCCCTGGTGTATAATGAATGACAGACTTTACTACTCTGTCTGAATATGTAGCCATCAGTAAGCCCTGCTTCCTCTATCCCCAGCGTTCTTAACATCTAATGTGTAGCCATCAAGTCTCCAAGTCTGATCTCCTGTTGATTCAAACTTGACACCTATATATTTTCCTGTTACATTAAAGGATGCTCTAGATTGTGTGGCTGGATTAAAAACTACTGGGCCTTCCCATGTAATAGCTTCTTCCGTAGACATCTGGTGTCCCACGTAAACATTAACAGTTGAATCTGTTGATCCAGACATCATTGGGTATACTGCTGTTACCCTCTTAACCATGTTCTGATTAGGTTGACCTTGAGCATCTATCGTTAATCCTGTCCTCTGCACGTAGCTGGTCATATCAGTGGTGTCAGACTTATTGCCAGCATTATCTCTATAAATCTTAGTATTAGTTGGAGAAGCCATATTCAAGCTCTTACCAGCTAAGTTAAAGTAAGATGTAGAAGCAGACTCATTCCAGTTTAAAGTATCTGTAGCCCATGTGGATGTTGCTGCGTTCCATGACCCAGGAGCTAGAGGATTACCCTCTGTACCAAATTCAATGAAACCAACATTAGGAAGCTGGCGTAGAGCAAAAGTATTATTGCTCCAATTCCAAATAAGAGCCTTATCACACTGGGCATTAGTAACATTAGCTGACGATACATAACAAGCCCACATCTCTGTTTTATTGTAGTCAGCCGTAACAAAACATTTCTCAAATTCATCACCATTAATGTCATTAAATATAAAGTCTCTCATCTGATGAGGAAGAATAGATGTGAGTTTATCTCCACTATTAATATACATATCTCCATATGCCATTACAAAGTGACCACCATCAAATTCTCTAATACAATTCTTTGAAAGAGCACCAACATTTGGAGATAGCTGTGTGAATGAAAAAATAAAAGGATTACCCACATAACTCATCTTATAAGTAGAGTATTGTTTGTAGATCATAAATTCACCGCGTAATGGCAAACCGTCTACTATAGTACCTTTGCTGTCTTCTATGGCATACTCACCAGCGTCTACTGTAGCCAGAGTCTCATCCCATGAGCCAGGTACAGCCTGTGTTGCTGCTGCTGTAGACCACTTGACAAGGCTAGTATAGGGTACAGTTGACTTCGTTACATTCAAAGCAATTAAGAAGGACTTAAACGCTCTTAATGACTTACACTCTGTGCTGGCTGGCCAATAAGTGAGGTCTGCCATCTTAGTTGAAACTGCAGGTATACCAGCAGTTAATGCCCAAAACTGTGGGTCATCATAACCATTGCTCATTACTAGTATACCACCTAAAACTGTGGCTGTCCAGTTCTCTCTAGCTGTCGCAGAATAATCTCCACCAGATGCTCTAGTAATGTCAGTCCATATTGTTCCATTATGAACATATATCTTAGTTAATCCCCCTACTATCCAGTAGTTAGCACCACCTGCCTCTAGGTTAGTAATAAAATATGGGTCTATAGGGCATGAACCCATTACCTCTAAGTAGCCTGGACTCTTCTGTATTGCGTTATGTTCTGCCCTTATATTATTACCTTCTGTCCACGCATTAGGTGGCAGTTGCCAAGGATTTATATCTTTGACAATACCATACTGACCTGCATTAGTTATGGGAACTAGACTCATACTTTAGGATACCAGCCTTTGATTTCATTAACCTTTGCAACCCAAGAATCTAGACCATTCTCTGTAATATGCTCTATCTGATCCACTGGTGGGCCATATGCATTAAGCCTCTTGTCTTTCCATCCCAACTCAACAGTTCCCCAAATGATTTCCCAATTGCCATTAACCTTATGAACTCCTTCCTTCTCATGAGTCTTTATTGTGGTACCGTGGGAATCTTTTAATATATCGTCTGACGGAGTATTTGGATTTGTAAAATCACTATCCACTAACTCACTCTCCGATTTTTCCTGATTCTCATACTTTTCAGTCCATGATCCGCTTTCCAATACAGGCCCAATATGGACTGCCTTATACCCTGCCGTTGGATTTGGGGAAGCCTTTGACACAGGTACTATATTATACTGTGATTTTAGCGATTCATTTTGAAACACACTAGATGAAAAACAGGTTGAAGGATAATCCTTCTTTAAGTCTTCCATACCATAAGGCCATTGTACTACACTACCGTCTATTACTTTTGCATACGTTGTCATTTTTTAGCTCCAAGTGTTTGCGAAGAGAACATTGCCATTGAATACCTTGCTCCCTCTTTAGTTTTTACCTCTTTAACAGCATGCAAAGCCCAAGATGGAAAAACAACACATTGGTTATTTTTACATTCTATTTCAATATCATATTCAGAAAATATAAACTCCCCACCAGCTACATCGCCCTTCACAAATACTGTACTAGAAGTGAAACTAGCAACATCTCTATGAGATTTATATTCCTGTGAATCTCTATATCTATTTATAAAGGTACTATCTAAATTGCAAAGAGAATAATGAACATTAGATGGGTGAGCTGAACAGAATGCCTCTACTATTTCATCAGACCATAACTTCCTGTTATATTTTAGTATAGAAGAATAATCCCTATTCATATAAACATTATCAAGAGTTAATCCATCCCCACTAAATAAGTCTAATGCTGCATTCTGACGCCTCCTATTTTTTACTGATTGTAGATTCATTATAGAATCTAAATGAGTTAACTCATTCCAAATATCATTTAATTCATTATCTGGAAATAAGTTATCGATAACAATGTAACCAAAATCTTTTGTTTTATAACTTGTGATTTGCACTACTCCCTCCTACATTCCATTTTGGTAATTTAACTGGATATATATCAATCTTCTTGCAAACAAAGTCAAAGTCGTCCTGTAAATTTTCATAACGTCCTACAAAATCTACAAGAGTATTTCCATCTTCGTCACACACAAAATCCATATCACTAGATCTTCTTACAAAGGCAAAAGAAAAGAAATCATTTGGAGACTCTGTATACCTTACTGGGGTGTGCATCTCATAACCACAATGAATAGCATTGGGCCACGGATAATCTGGAGCTCCAGAAGATCCTCCAAAGTATTCCGGCTGCCCCCTATACCCTCTACAATATTTTGCAATTACAGAAGTGATACTGCTTCCACCAGTATTGGGTACATGATGAAACACAAACTTATGTGTATCAGAAATTAACATATTAAACGAAATTATACCACCCTGTTAAAATCATTTTGTCCTCATCACATGGTACTCCCCTATGAGTAAATGTCCAGTCGGCGGGCCACATAACTACCTTTCCTTTTTCACTTTTACAAATATAGTCTTGGTGTATAAATTCTGTGCCACCGCCTTCTTCAATTGTATGGCAATACATCAGCCACACTAATACCCTGCTTGCTGCGGGTTCACTACGAGAGGTTCTTTCTGAGTGCCATGCTAAAAATCCCTCACCAGGTTTGTAATACTGTACATTAAAGGGAACCATATTAAATCTAGACAGATCCTGAATCTTTGGATAAATTTCTACATATTCTTCAAGAATGATTTGGAGTTCATCGCAAAGCATTTTTGAAAGTTCAGATTCATACTCCCCCTTAACACCTATTTCTGTACTTCTTTTCATATCTAAATTTACATAAGGGCCATCGTTATTTTCAACCTGTCCTATTACGTGCTCGTCGCGACTATTTAAGAAATGTTCTATATATTTATCAGGAATACTTAAATCTTTAACAAACTTCTCATGCATAAATTGTGGCATTATAGAGATACCTGGGCTTGCACAACTGACCCATCGCCTCCATCTCCGCCTGTTGCATTTGGGGCGCTACCAGCAGCACCGCCATCGGCTGTTACTGTACCATTATTAGTGTATGTACCACCATGAAGGAGCATTAACACCCCACCTCCAGATCCTCCACCAGATGCTCCTTGCGAACAAGCACTGTTGGTAGTGCCAGAACTACCACCTAAAGCGGTAATTGATCCACCACTATTAATTGTTAAATCTCCTTTGACAATAAGCCACAGTATACCACCAACTATACTTTGTCCAGCACCAGCATTATCTCCGCCAGAGCTTCCTGCTGGGTTTCCTGCCCCACCAGAAGCAGAATAACAGTTTTGCCAGTTCCTGCTCCCACTACCTCCAGCCCCACCATAATCTGCTACAGCAGCAACATTAAAATTATATCCGGGAGAAGAGCTAATTCTAAGTGCGGTAGAGCCTCCTCCAGCACCTCCAGAGAATGTCCCAGCTAACCCTCCAACAGAACCAGTAATATTTCCTCCAGAATTTCCTGAGTGAAAATTATATCCTCCAGTACCTCCACCACCTGTTTGACCAGAAGAGGCTGTTGTGGTACCTGAGTCACCAACAGTTCCAGCACTATTGTAAAAAGTATTGGAAGAATTACCACCTATATTATGAACACTTCCGCCACCAGCACCAGCCTTTAGAATCTGAAAGATTGTTCCGTCACCTGATATTTCAGCTTGATTTGCAACGGCTGCAACAGCCGCATTTCCACAACCAGCAAAATCAGCTGCAGATAGTGTCTGAGATCCGGCTGCTGTCAGCATAGGCAATCTTAATCCGCTTGCGTTGACTGCGGAAGAATCGCTTCCTCCTGACACTGTAGGATCTGCAAGTGCGCCCATTCTGGCATTTAAAGTTCCGCTTATAGCGCAATCACCCTTTACATAGATTAACATTCCTCTGCACGGCTGATCTGTTGTAATTGTATCGCCAGTGCTAATTGTTAAACTAGTATAGTTTTTAACTACCATATCTCCATCATAAGATCCTGACTTATTAGCTACTGTATATGTAACATCACCTGTTGTAGTTAATGCACCATCAGAACCATCACCAAAGTAATTTCCTCCTCCTGCTGAACTGCCCATCGCAAGAAGGCCCGCTTTATTTGCTCCTAGAGACATATCATCCCCCCTTTATGATGGTGCTTTAGCATCTATTCCGGCAGCAAACCCATACCAATTAGTGCCGCCGTCAAATGTAGTAAATGTTAATATATCGACTCCTGATGCTGTTACGGTAGGGGCAGTTCCACCGGGCCACTTAACTACATTGCCACCACCATCATGTGCACCAGAAACAAACGAAGGAGTTCCTGCACCTAAGTCAGTACCTATAAGTGTTAAAGAGTTTGAGTTAGATGCAAGAGCATTTGTTAATCCAACATTAAATGTTCCAGACGTTACTGTAACAGACTGAACATTTCCATCCTCTAAATCAATATTAAAGGCTGCACTTTTAGAACCCAAAGCATTTACAGCCTCTGAATAGTCCTTCATCTTTGGCCTTGTGGCGAGTTGATCTGCATAAATAGTTTCACCACTCATTGTCCCGCCAGCCAAAGGTAGGGCAGCAATATCTGATAAGACTTCGGATGCGCTTCTTCCTTCTACCGCTGTGCCGTCAATCCTTAGAAAGTCATTATCAACAACACCAGTGGCAAACTGTGCTACATCGTATTGCGATATCCCTTGAGCCACAGATAGTTCTGTAGAGTCAATATCTAAACCACCATTAGCCTTGAGGTCTGTGCTGAATGTTGTACTTGTTAGATCTAAACCATCACCTGCTGTATATGTAGTCCCTGCTGGGATCTGCCATGAAGACGTTCCATCTCCATCTGTCCTGAGAAACTTTGTAGTGACTGCTTCCCCTGTAGATAATACCGCTGTCCCTTCTGGAGCAAGAGTTGTTACGCCATCTAACAAGTTAAGTTCTGCCGCAGTTGTAGTTACTGCTGCTGCCCCAAGAGTGGTAAACTGCGCTTGTAATACTTCTTTGATTAGCCTGAGATGATCGTCCCCCTGCGATACAGGATCACTAGATGTTGGATTCGTATCAACTAGTTGGCTAATATATGTTGCTGTTTCTAATCCCATGATTAATCCCCTTAAAAGTAGCCACTCGTGTTCATTACTCTTAGCTCAGAACCAGAGTGACGATCTTTGTCATCCTGAACTTGTAAATCGTTTACAGCTTGTCTGTAAGCTGTAGCCCATAACTGCACCCTCTGGTCATTCATTAAGAATGGTTCTGCCTCTAATAAAGCTCCATATAAATATATATCGGGATTATATGTAAGCATACTATTAGTTGTGGCGGCAGGAGTTAATGCAGGTATTCGTTTATAATAAAGCATAGAATATCCATCAGCCGTTGCTGGCGAAGGACCAAGCCTAAAGTTCTCACCAATGATGGTGAATGCTTCTGGAGTTCCACCAGTAGACCCAGCCCATATCCTATTCATTATTTCTGGCGTAACATAAGCTAATGGAACTATAGGGTCAAGAGTCAAATGGAATGTTCTCGCCTGTATATAATCTGTAGGTAATGCATAATCTCTAGTTCCCGCTACCAATGTGTCAGTAGCAGTTGTCTCCATAAGACGAAGGCGCAAGTTACGATTTATTCTTGCTTCAGCTAAGTCTATGAATTCTACTATTCTGTCAGTTAAATCAGATCTGTCTAACCAGTTGGCTACAGCAGTCTGAAGTTCCGCATAAGTTCCTATGGCCATTATCTTGTCATCTCCGCAATGTATACTGTTCCAGCAGCAGATACCTGCAAAGCGGATACTTTCTGCCCCGAATTAATACGCCAATAAGTAGGCCAATCTTTCTCTTGATAACCTTCACCAACAGCCTCGTATTCTTTCCATGAGTTTGTTTGTGCCGACCAAGCACCAGATACATCGCTCCAAGGTGTAGTATCTACCTCTCCACCAAACGCAAGATAAGCGTCTTCTGTAGCTGTTATCATTATAGTATCAATACCAGAGCCAACCGCCTCTGCCATTTCGGTAGAGGTTGTAGAGGTTGTTATAGAATGCAATTTATTTGCAAGTCTATAAATATCTGGGTCAGAAATTCTCATTTAGTCAATTCAGTAATATATACGACAGAGTTGCTTGCTCCTGCTCTTAGCCCTGCAATTTGATCTCCGCCACTAACGAGCACATAATGAGGCCAATCTTTTATAAAATAGCCACAAGAGCCAGCCGTAGCTGCATCGCCATGTTTTGTTATTTTAATAAATACAGGCTCACTCGCATTAATTATGATTGCGTTACATTGTGCAGATATAGCATCGCTCAATAGTACCGAGCTATCAGTAGCGGTAAACGTATAATTAAAATTGTTTAATCTATATAAATCTGCCATCATTATTTCCTCTATAGTTTTGTTGGTGCAGTTCTAAAATATTTGTTATCAGGATCGTTTAAATATTTAGCCAATAACTTTGGATCTTTATCAATTGCTCCATTGGTTTCATTCTTCCATTGCTCGTAGACATTAAAAGGAATAGAAGCTACCTTATGCCAATCTCCTCTTTTTCCCAAGCTAAGTTTATCACCATATAAGTTATACTCTTTTTTATTCTGTTCTATTGTAGGTTCTGCATCCTGGTAAGTAGTTATAGATATCTCACCATCAGGCTCTTCAATCCATTCCTGATGTCTATATGGCATTACATCTAATAGTTTTTTCTTCATCCCACTAAGAATCCCTTACCGCCTATAGCTCTGGTTTGATCTTCAGACCAATCCTTTAGATGCTCTTCAGCAGTTTTATGTTTTGGCTTCTCTGGAGCCTTCTTCTTCTTCGCTCCGAATGCCTTCTCTAATTTAGTATCTTTTCTCTGAACCATAAAACTATCACCCATTTTTCACCTTCATGTGGTGGCAGTGCTTGATGTAATGATAAGTCATGTACCTTATTATTTTCATCTACATTACCAAACATTAATAATCTTCCTCCAATTGGGCCTACCATTAAATTTAATTTTGGAAATGCAGTATAGCCACCAACAGCATTGTTTAAATAAACCAGACAAGTTAATATTCTTTGCCCACCATTCTCAAGATGTACCCCATCTAAAGTATCGTAATGAGGCTTATACTCTTGATCGTTAGTATATCGCAAAACATTTATAGGCTCTGCTCTCTCTAGCGGAATAGCTGCAATGTCTGCAACTCTTTGACATAACTCTGGAAAATCAGAGTGAGGGAGAAATGCACCATAAGAAGTTCTATCTTTATCAGGAACTAAGCCATCATCCGTTACAACTGTACTTCTTTTTAGCTTACTTCTGGAATGCTCTATTATCTGTAAACATTCTTCAGAAGAAAAAATCCCATCTATCACAGCAATGGTAGGAGCCTTTGCATATACAAACATTATAACTCCTTATTTAAGTGGATTTTCCACTGAGTGCTTCGGACTATTGCCAGGATTCTTGTAACCATTCTTTCCTGAGTCAAGAGATTTTATGATCTTCTTTATTCCTTCACTCCCTCCTCTATGAACAGGAGAGTACAAAGTAATTGGTCCTTCTACTTCTTTTCGCTTACCCATTAAGTCCTCCTTAATTTTTCTTCATTTGTATCGGCATCCTTTACCTCTTCTTTATTTATAACTCTAAATAATACAGACCCATCTTCTTGGGTTTCAGACTTATAAGTAACTGGTACAAGATTATACAAAGTAAATTCTTCCCCATCTTTTGGAAGTGATGCTTGACGGGTAATAGACTCTAGCCTATCAAACACATTATCTATCATAGTCAATGGACTATTATACCCAGTTATTCCCATCATTCTTTCAAATGCTCTATCCATAGCACGAGCCTGACTATTAAACACTCTTAAAGTTGTTACCATAATATACTCCTTATTTATTCCTAGTTTACACCAATGTAGGTATTAACCTACCCTTGCGGATTAAGTAAGTGGGGGTTTTTACACCCCCACCTTTACACCTATACGTCAGCCAAGAAACCACTTGATGCTTGGTTCTTAGATTGGAGTCCGTACTCAGCCAGAATCATCTGCTTTATACTGTCCCCAGTCCTCGCTAGACTTTCGGTCATGAACGGTCGTAGATACGACACAGCCCAAAAATCAAAGTCTATAAACCAGCAATCACGCGATCTCTGGAATCGATCTGGAATTATTTTAAAAGTTCCAAAATCGGAAACATAAACGTCTACTGATGCTACTACACTCGCTGGAGCTGCTTTGTCGGCAGCGGTTCTCAGACTTGATACCGTTTGTGTCAATGCCGAGATTGACTGCTTATTGGAAGATCCAACAAGAATGGTATCCGGTGTGCCACCACTATCAAAGCATTCTTTGATTACGGTCTTCATACCAGCTTCAGTTAATGTTCCTGTTGAGTCAGCGTCACTAGCGGTATCCGTACCATTACCACTGGAAGCAGAACCTAATCCCGGTGGGGAAGCTGCTCCTCCAAGAGTGTGATAATTGGTCGCAACCCATGCGCCCAAACCTGCCGTGACTCTCGCTGAACCTGATGAACCAGCGGATTGTGCCACGTTATCCATCAACATCTTTTCCATATCACGCTTCATTTCTTTGGCGCGTTTCGCTAACTGATACGCTTGGGAAGATTTTCTACCTGCAAAATTAACGGCTTCGGCTGTTCCAGAAGTCTGGACTGCCTTAACCGAAATTTGCGTGTAGTTCCCTACCCTTGTGGGTTCACTTACAGCGGCAGAAGTTGGATCATTTCCCTCAGTAGAGCGATTAGCTGCTGCTGCGGTTAATGCATCTGTCTGCCATTCAAAGTAAGTATTCTCAGCAGTCTCACGACCACAACCACTTAGGAACGGTGTCTCAGTTGGCGAAATATTATATATGATATTACTAAGATCTTCCCTGATGCCTATAGCACCATAGGTTTCCCTAGTATTCGTAGGAATTGCCATATAATATTCTCCTATTAAAGATCAACGAAATCCTCAAATAATCCTACTGCATCATTTACATGACCGGATTGTTTAAGGCGCTTCATTTCAGTACGACGTACAGCTTTATTACTGGCAGACTTCTCAACACCCTTTCCACTCTTCACAACCTTTACCTTCTTTTTAACTTTCTTGGTCTTTAGGTTCTGAGCCTTTCTTTGGGAATCTTCCCATGCTTTAGCTTTCATAAGCATAATGATAGAACGATGGTCAAATAATTGTTTAACCTCTTCGTCATTAAACCCATTAGAGTTGGCAAAGGTACGCAGTTCAGCAGCAATAGCTTTCTGCTGCTCTGGAACACCCCAGGCCGGTATCAATTGTACTAGCTTAGTGTATTCTTCTTGCGCCCAGTTGTTGAATTGTTGTTGATGCTCTTGAGCCTGATATTCATTCTCTTGAGCGTGTGCCTGTTGCAGTTGTTGTATATTAGCTTGGGCTTCACGAAATTCATCCCGTTTAGTAAGGTACTCTTCCTTATCTTCCGCTTTCAATCGTTCCCAATCTATATTTTGATATTCTTTTAGCGATGCAAGATTTAACTGTGCTGCACTTGCCAAAGAACTAATATACTGCTGTCGAGCCTCCTGAGTCTTAGCAACCTCTTGCTGATAAAACTGACCAGCATCTTCGAGTTGTTTCCGATACTCACTTAACTCTTGCGTCTTACGTGTATAATCCTGTTGTCGAGAGTACCCCTTTAAGAGTTCTTCTTCAGTAACCTCATAATCTTTGCCGTCTACTTTAACAGCATATAACTGAGGTGTGTCGTCCTCCTCCTCAACGGTTTCTTCTTCGACTTCGGATTCTTCTGAGTCCTCCCCCTCCTCTTCAGATTCTTCATCAGATGCTTCCAATGCTTCCTCTTCTGTTTCGGTCGATTCTTCAACGTCCTCTACTTCTTCTTCAGACGTTTCGGCTTCTTTCTTTTTAGGTGTCTCCTCTTCAGGTTCCGTTAAAGATAGAAACGCTTCTTGTGCCTCCCTTACACTTCCTTCTGGAAGAGTCGGGATTACTGCTGGTTGCGGGGCTTCTTGCGTATCCGCCATAATAAACTCCTTGTTAGATAAATGGATGTTGCTCTTTAAGAACTTTGTTCATATGTCCAGTTTCAACTATGGACTTTAAATGACCATGTATTCTATCGAGCAGTCTCATTGCAAGCCAGATTGATTCTCTGGCTTCAAATTCTGTGGAACCGCTGACATTCCAGCGATTCATTAAATCTTCTTTTATTACATTAAACGACTCATTAAATAATGGATCATTTAAAAGTGAATTAGCTCTTACTTCCCTCTCTTCTGGTGTCATGTGGCTCCTATAGCTACGGCTCGTTTCTGTTCTCTTTCAAGATTAAGTTCTTGCTGTTTAAGGCTAGAATCAATTTGTAACTTCTCGTACTCCTGTTTGATCTTCTGTGCCTTTAACTGAAGTTCACCTGCTTTGATCTCTAGCTCTTGCTTCTTAACTTGAGCCTCCATCAGAGCAGCCTGATCTTTAGGTGAAGGCTGTTCCTGTTGTTGAGGCATTGTTGCTGGGTTAGTTAAGAAGTCATCAACATTCTGAAAGCCCATTGCCTTAACTAATGAGGCTCCAAGATTGTACATATTCTGCTCACTAACAATATTCAATCCACCCTTCATTGCTTCTCCTGCAAACTGGAGCATCCTCGAAAGGTGAGCCATCTGCTGATCTTTATTACCACCACCCAAAGCAACTGAAACAGTGCAATCAAACTTATCATTCCAAACATCAGGACGTACAGGAACCCACTGATTACGTAACATAACAACTCTTTCATGATCTTGATTCTTCATAAGTAATTCATAAATAGTAACCATCAAATCTTTAACGCCAGTCTCAGCAAAGTTTCTAGCAATCAACTCTACTCGGCTTTGTGCTGCACCCATGACTGCATTAACAGCCGTAGCAGTGGTGTGAGATGTTAACGCATTCTCATTTAGTCCTTGTGACATCCTCGATACACCAGCCCTTGATTCTCTTACACTATCAAGATATTCTAACATCTGGAATGAGTAAGGTTCTAATGCTGGGGTAGCTAAAGGTGTAACTGCGTTTGGAGACTTAACTCTAACTACACCACCAGGTCGTTGTGTAAGAAGGTCATCTAGGTTAGCCTGACCCTCTAAAATTGCATAGCGCCCAAAGTTCTGGTTATACATATTGTCCATGAGGTTACGCATTAACGTACTCTTCATGAGCTGCAGATCCATAACTAGATCAGCTATAGATAAACCAAAGAACTTATGCGGAATCTTTATTGGGGTAATGGAAACAAAGGGTGCTGAATCAATAGCCTCATTCTCAAGAATAGTTGAGCCAACAACACAAACTTTTCTCAGCTCTGCTATACCATCCCCATCGAAGTCTGTTCTGAGAAAGCATTCATGTAACCAGTAGTTTCTTAAACCCTCGTCACCATACTCTTCTCCACCCCATCCTTCCCAGTATCGGGCAGACTTATCATAAGCATATCTCTCTAACCTTTCAGCAGAGAACTGTGTCATGTCATCATCACCAGCGCCTAACTCGCCAGGATCTAAATCCTTATCTGGGTACATCTCCCTCAAGTCTGATAGGGTTTTCTCTACTCTATGACATATGAATCTAGCATCCTGTATGCCTTTAGATTCTCTTGAAATAAGAAATTCAGAAGGTGGAATATTTTCTATCTTTACTTTACCCGTTCGCCTAGTTCTACTAATAACTACATTATGGTAAGCAACAACCCCCATTGCCTCATCTTCTTCTACATATTCTTCATGTTCCATCTCTTCAACTTCTGGATTACTTAAAAGAATCTCATACTCCATTTCATCAAGGTGAGTATACTCTTCTCGCTGGGGTTCATCGTAGTCATCCCACCAGACTTTGACTATACCATTCTTACTTAATAAAGCATCCGTAAACCACGAGTACAGAATCTCCCAACCTGGATTATCTTTAGTGAATACATAGTTCACATAATCCGTAGCCTGATCTGCCATCTGCACATCTTCTGGGCCATGAGGTGTGAACTTAACCATCTCATCACCTGAAGCAAACACCCTCATTAAGGAAGGTTTAATCCATTCAATCGTATCCTGCACTGTAGAGTCTACATACTGTGATCTACCTTCAACCTCATTACCGAAAGGTAAGCTATAGTAATATTCCATAGCTTGCTCTCTTTGCTGGGAGATAGTATCACCCATATACCCAAGCGAGTCTGTGATCTCGCCACGTATCCTAGTAATTAGTTCGTCTTCTGATGTTTGAGCCATTAAACTATTCCATAATCCCTATAATTAACGTCTTGTGTCCATGCTGGATCTTTTCCAGATACAGCAAACCGCTGTGATTGAAATGCATATCGTGTTGCAGACATAAGATCATCCCTGATTGGGACAACCTTATTAAATTTTCTGTGATACATTCTGAATTCTTCAAACCAATCTGAAAGAGTTGAAAATACTTTAAACTTATCACCCTCTATTGCCTGAAGCATCGCCATCAGCCCCTCCTCAATAGAGTTGGAACCTTTATTAACTCCCAATGCTGGGGGATTAGAAAAATGTTCTAATAGAAAGTTACACCCTAAGTTCCTATATTGGTCAGCCAAGCCCGGATTTCCCATGCTATCCCTGCGATTGCCGTCATGCGGGTAGGCTATGGGTATAAAATGCGGTCTTGTCTTGATGTTCTCTGAATGTACGGAAGGACTTGCTTTAGATGCTCTATAGCAGTCATATACGTAGAATATGTCCTCATCTCGGTCAATTGCACACCAAACTACAGCCGTTGGATGGTCCCATCCGAAGTCAATTGCTGCTATTCTAGGCCAATGATCCTCAATAGGGACCGGATCTATTACAACTTGCTCTTCCCCAAGGGGGAATACAAGCCCAGAACCTATAGATGGTCTACCATATCGCCTCATTTCCCTCTCATGTGGTGAATAAGAGGAGAGAATCTGCTGCATAACGTCTTCATTAAGGTGTCCGTTCTCACCATTCATACTCTTAACTAACTCAGATGCGTCATCCCATGTCGCATTTACTAATGATTGTCCCTTTTGTAGCCTGTTTATGAAGGATGCCACTGTCTCAGTCATCCCACTTTCAGGTGTAAAGGTCATATATACCATCCCCTTACGGTCTAATGTCCTTGTTACAGCCTGACTATAGATATCTCTTGATGGTTCCTCGTCCAACCATATACAATCCACACTACGTCCCTGCCATTTCTCCACACCCATCTCATAGGCTTTGAAGAATAAAGAAGAGTTCCCGCCGGAAACATGCTTTATGAGGGCTACACTCTTAGCATTTGGTACTCCTGGCTTTCTTTCTGTTTTAATAATAAGGTCTTTAGGTACTGTGCCTGACCCGAAAGCCTCTGGATCATCGGGGGAACCCAATAATTCAAACTGTACAATGTCTCTGGTTGTCTCATTTGAGACTCCACCAGCCCATGCTACGATGGGTTGGCGATAAACCCTGCCT